TCCACGAATGCTTGCACGAAGTTTTAAGTCTTCCTTAATATCTGACAGCAATCTCTTCAAATCTTCGTTCTCTTTCTTTACTTTTCTTAACTCTTCTTTATACCAATAGATAGGGCTTTCCATATTATTTCTCCTCTTGCTCTGATATTCAAAGTATCCTATATCTGACCAGTCACGTCAATATTAAATTTATTATTAGTGTATTGACACTACACAAACAATATGGTATTTAATGTATATAGAATATAAATAAAACATAATTAAATATAATAAATATAAATACTTATATATATATATATATATATATTACAATAAAAACTAATTGTCAATATGTATTTATAGAAATTTAGGATATTAATTCGTTGACAGTATTGTATTGATGAGTTTTAATAGAGGTATACACAGGAGGGAGCTATGCAATATAAGCCTTATACATACAAAAGAGTGAGTAGATTTTATCCAGTATACCATATCTTTTTTGAAGATACTCAAATCTCAGAACTCACTGGTTGTACGGAAGCGTCAGTGAAACGGTATGTTGCACAATTGAATGGTGCATGGCTTTGCGGTTATGGTTCTGGAGTATCTAGTGCGACTGTATATGAAGAATACAAACATTTAGAATCTACACGTATTCGTCTTGAAGAAGATTGTAGTAAACTTCGCGAGATTTTGAAAATATTGGAGAAAGCAAATGAAAAGCAAATTTAATCTACTAGTAAGTTATTATGGCAGCTTCACTGGTTTCCCTGTGAAGTACTTTAAATTCCCAGGAGGTGAGTTACAACCGAATATCCAATTAAAAGAACAGGCAAAAGTTGTTTGGGTTGAGGCTTCTATTAGAGATAGTGATGGTCTGATAATGCTGGCGCTTATCAAAGATATTCTTGAAAAGCAAAATGTCGAAGAAATTAAATTAAATCTACATTATATGCCTTATGCACGACAAGATAGGGTTTGTAATGATGGGGAAGCATTTGGTCTGAAAGTGATTGCAAATCTTATCAATAGTTTGAATTTTGATGAAGTGATGGTTGATGATCCACATTCTGATGTCACGCCAGCACTTCTTGAGAACGTGGTTGTTCAGAGACAAGTAGATTGTTTTGCAGCAACAAAATTCACCGATAATGTATATGAAGTTGAGTTTTTCAAGGATCATTTATTGATTAGTCCTGATGCTGGGGCAAATAAGAAAACACTTGCAATTGCTAAACATCTAGGGCATGATAACTTTATACGCGCAGATAAGATACGGAATGTGTCTACAGGTGTAATTGAACATACTGCTGTTTACGGTAATGTTGTTGACAGAGATTGTTTAATAGTGGATGATATATGTGATGGCGGAGCTACTTTCATAGCACTGGCCAAACAATTGAAATTCCAGGATGCTAAGAGTGTTAGTTTATACGTGACCCATGGTATTTTTTCAAAAGGTAAACAACATTTGCTTGACAATGGAATAGACAATATTTATTGTTATCATGATTGGACGGAGGAGTGATTTATGAAACCATTTGATTTAGAAGCTGCAAAAGCTGGAGCACCAGTAATTACGCGAGATGGAAGGCCAGCTCGAATTATTTGTTTTGATAGAGAGGGTAATTATCCTGTAGTCGCATTAATTAAAATAAATGGTAATGATGAATCAATTCACACCTATACGTCTGATGGGATAAATCATAAATTTCATGAGACTTATTCTGATTTGTTAATGGATACAGTGAAAAAGAAAGCTTGGGTGAATATCTATAAGACTGTTTCTGGTGATACTATTCACTATACTCACTTTGAAAAATATCTTGCGGATCATGGTAAGAATGGAATGCACGAAGGTTTCGGTCAGACATTCCATACCCAAATTACTTATGAATGGGAGGAATAATGGATATTAATTTAATCTCGTCTATACTTGCATGGCTATCTGGAAGTATTGTTGGTGTTGCCCTCTATCGTAAAAACATTATTGACAATGTAAATAATAAAGGGCAATATTTCATACAGACAAAGACAGGATGTTATGTTGTAATCCAGGCTCATCCTGAAGGAGAGCTTCTGCCAATATTAGAGGAAGAGGAGAGTTCAAATGAAATTAAGTGATTTAATCCCAGGATATCATATTGTCCAGACAAGGAATAAACAAGTTTATCTAGTTATGCTCTCTAATACACAAGCAATATTCTTGTCTAGCAGAGAAGGTTGGCTATTTCTTGATTGTTATGGGGATGATATGAGCCACAATGACTTCCGTGAGCTAGATATCATGGAAGTTTTCACGCCACAACTCCATTGTTTAAAATGGAGACTTAATTCAGAAACTAGTAAATCTATTTATAATGCAGAAGAAGCTAGGCAAAAAGAGAAACAAAAAGAACTTACTGTAGACCAAGTATCAGAACTTTTAGGTTATAAAGTTAAAATTGTAGGAGATAAATAATGAATCCAGCAACACAAACAGATTTTTACAAAACAGGACATTACAAACAATATCCTGAAAATACGCAGCTAGTTTATTCCAATATGACGCCACGTTCTGATAGGCTATTCAAGTGGGAAGATTTCGATGGAAAGATTGTTTTCTTTGGTCTCCAGGCTTTTATTAAGGAATATTTGATTGAAGAATGGAATACTAAATTCTTCGGTAAGTCTAAAGAGCAAGTTTGTAAATATTACAAGCGCCGTATGGATACTTCCTTGGGGCAAGATGCAGTGAGTGTTTCTCAATTGGAAGAGTTACATGCTTTGGGTTATTTGCCAATCGAGATTCGAGCACTCCCTGAAGGTACTAAGGTGCCTATCGGTGTTCCCGTATTTACGATCCATAACACGCTTCCAGAATTTTACTGGTTGACTAATTTCTTAGAGACTGTGATGAGTTGTGAGCTGTGGAAGCCCTCTACGGTGGCCACTATTGCTCACCAATACAAGAAGATGCTGGATGAATACGCTGAAAAAACAGGTGGAGATAAAGGTTTTGTAGCTCTGCAAGGGCATGACTTCTCATTCCGTGGTATGTCGGGAAGGCATGATGCTGCAATGTCTGGGATGGGGCATCTCATTAGTTTTGTTGGAACAGATACAATTCCAGCTATTGATGCAGCAGAAGAATTCTATTCTGCGGATGCAGAGAAAGAATTACTGGGAACAAGCGTACCAGCCTGCTATGATACAGAGACTGAGATTCTAACTGAAAATGGTTTTATTAAGTTCTCAGATTTGCTACATGGAGTTAAAGTAGCACAATATCACAAAGATCGCACAGTTGATTTTGTTGAGCCTACAGAATATTACGTTTTTCCATACTCAGGAGAGATGGTGCATTGGACAAACGATGGAGTAAATTCTGTTGACATTCTTGTAACCCCTAACCATAAAATGGTTAGAATTAAAGAAGACAAAAACACTATTGAACTTTTCGAAGCTGGGGACACAAGCTATAGGAATCGTAAAGGGTACAGTCATAGACACTATCTGCCAATTTCAGGCACAACCAAGAATAACAATGCTGAAGGTATGACAGCTATTGAAAAGTTACAAGTTGCTTTTCAAGCGGATGGTGCGTTTCCTTCTAGGCCGGAGGCATACAAAGCAGGGCAAATCAGATTTTCTTTTAAAAAAGAGAGGAAGAAAGAAAGACTGGTAAGTCTTTTAGACGCAGCTAATTTAGAGTATTCTATGTCCGAAAAAGACAGTAGAGGGTATTATTCTTTCTGGATAAACCCCGAAGGTACAACTATCTTTAATAAAGATTTTTCATGGGTCACCTTAGACAAAAGCTTGAATTGGTATGAAGATTTCATTTCCGAATTATCTCATTGGGACGGGTGTATCAAAAATAATTGTGTAATTTATTCAAACACTGATAAGTCTTGTGTGGATAAGGTGCAACAAATTTGTGCAATCACTGGATACAGTTGTAGTGTGTCCGAATATTTAGATAAAAGAGGGGATAGGCGAGTTATCTACTCTGCCTGTATAGCAGACAGAGAGATGCTGCATGGCAACGCTATTAACAGAACTTTTGTAACTTATACTGGAGAAGTATATTGTGTATCTGTTCCAACAAAAATGTTAATAGTAAGGCGTAATGGGAAAGTCTCTGTCTGCGGAAACACCGAGCATTCGGTCATGTGCATGGGAGGAAAAGAAACTGAAATTGAAACATTTCGACGCTTGATTGAAGATGTATATCCATCAGGTATTGTCTCTATTGTATCTGATACATGGAACTTCTGGAATGTTGTAGGTAGAGGTGGAATTCTTGAACAACTGAAAGACAAAGTAATGGCACGACAACCGGATGCACTAGGATTGAATAAAGTGGTTGTTCGTCCTGATAGTGGTGATCCTGTGAAGATTATTTGTGGATATGAGGTACATGAGGATTTTGCATTCTCCATGGATCAGGCATATAAAGATGAAAATGGCGATATTTACAAAGTAGAAGGTTGGACACGCAAAGAAAAGCTTTCAGAGCCTGAAATTAAAGGTGCTATTGAATGTCTGTGGGACATCTTTGGTGGAACAATTAACGACAAAGGCTATAAAGTACTGGACGAACACATTGGTTTGATCTATGGTGATAGTATTACACTTGATCGAGCTAAGGCTATTCTAGAAGGGCTGGAAGCAAAAGGGTTCTGTTCTACTAACGTTGTATTTGGTATTGGAAGTTATACATACCAATACATTACAAGGGATACGTTTGGTTGGGCTATTAAAGCTACAGCAGGAAATATTAACGGACAAAATATTGCTATTCAAAAAGATCCTATTACAGATAAAGGAAGTAAGAAATCTGCATCTGGTTTTTTGGTGGTAGATAAAACTAATGAAGGCTACCGTCTATCACAAAACTGTACTCCAGAGGATGCAGCCAACGCAGGGGAGCTTAAAAGAGTGTTCTTCAACGGCAGTTTGCTGAAGGAATGGACATTCCAGCAAGTGCGCCAAAATCTACTAGAAAGTAAGTGAGGGTGTTATGAAGAAGAGTGATCTTATTCCTGGGAAACATGCTATTGTAATGCGCAAGGGCTGGGTGGGTTTAGTTTTAGACGGTTATCTCATGGGAGAATCACTATATTATAGCTTAAAAGATTACACAGAAGATCTTTTGGATAGAGATGGTGAGATGGAATATGATGCCGTTAAAATTCTTGAGATTCCCCGTTATACTACATTCGACAGTATTTCAGAAACTTCTTGTGAGGTAGTTTGGGAAAGACTTGAAGTTAAAGAAGTTACGATGGCAGAAGTTGAAAAGAAATTTGGTTGTAAAGTTAAAATCATTGAAGAGGATTAAATGATGAGTAAATATAATTATGAAGTGACAATTCATTATCTCTGTGGAAATGAATTTGAGCCATGCAAAAGGACATTTAAAGTCAAGGATTGGGAATTCATTGGTGGAATTGTAAACGACAAAGAGCACATCATTCTTACAACATTCGATTACAAACATAAAATTCAATCTGTGCATAAAGTGCCATTGAATGATGTTGAAGTTGTGGTGATTGAAAATAGCGGACGCACTGAGAAGCAAGCTTTTCGTTTGCATCGCAAGAAAACTCCACAGACAGCTATCGTAATGGACATTTAAGGAGTACTGATTAGAATTAATGGGAAGTGGAGTTATAGGAAGAGTTGCCTGCCCAAGGTGTAGAGAGAGAGGTAACGATAGTTCTGGAGATAATCTGGTGCTATATGCTGATGGTGGAGAGCATTGCCACGCCTGTGGCTACACGAAACCATCAGCAGAATACTTACAAAAAATGGGATATTTACAAGAAGAAGAACAAGAATTTATCTTTGAAGAGAATATGACTGAATTATCAGAAGAAGAACATAAAAAATTTATAAAAATATCTACAACACAAGGTAAGAATTACAGGGGAATACGTTCAGAAATCTACGCGAAGTATTGGGTAAGACATATTTATGATCCTGATACTGGCGAACTTCTACGACAATACTATCCAAATACTGAGAATTATAAATTCACTGGGTATAAGTGTCGTGAGCTTCCAAAGAATTTCAATAATCCTCATCATCTAGGTAAGTTTGGTGTTGATTGTGATTTATTTGGCCAATTCCTTTTTAAATCTCCTAATTCAAAAATATGTGTTGTAACAGGTGGTGAGATAGACGCTTTGTCTGCTTATCAAATGCTTGCCGATGATGCCAAAGAGAGAGGAAAAGATTATGAACCTGTCGTTGTTTCGCCTGTTGCTGGTGAGAAATCTCTAGCTGCTCAAGTTAAGAAGCAATACGATTGGTTTATGAAGTTTGAAAAGATCGTGTTGTGCTTAGATAACGATGATGCAGGCCAGAAGGCAATAGAGAAAGCTGCTAAGGCTTTACCTAAGAACAAAGTATTTGTTATGAATATGTCTCTTAAAGACCCTAACGAGTATCTTGTACAAGGAAAACAAAAACAGTGGATAAATGCTTTTTTTGCTGCACATGCGTACGCACCCGTAGGAGTTGCTGGATCTGATCAACTTTACGAGGGAATCCTTGAGAATGCTTTAGTGCAAAGAATTATGTTTCCTCCCTTCATGGCGGGTATTAATGAAAAAACAAAAGGAATCCCAGGGACAGGTAAAATAATTAATATCGGTAGTGCATCCTCTATTGGTAAAACAACATTCATAAATGAAATTCTGTATTATTGGATTTTTAACAGTCCATACATGATGGGTGTTGTATCAATGGAGCTAGATAAAGCTGAATATGGCGAAGTAATGCTATCACGGCATATTAGTAGAAAACTAGCTCTAATGGAGAATCAAGAAGAGAAGCATAAGTATCTGCAAGATCCGAGCGTAAGAGAGAAAGCAGAACATCTATTCAAGAAAGATGATGGAAGCCCTCGCTGGTATTTGGTAGACGATAGAGATGGAACATTAAAACAATTACAAGATACAGTTGAAGAATTGGTGGTAGGGTATGATTGTAAAGTTATCGTTCTAGATCCATTGCAAGACTTACTGGATGGATTGAATAACGAAGAACAAGCAGTCTTTATGAAGTGGGAAAAATCTCTTAAGAAAAGTCACGGTGTTACTTTCTGCAATATCAATCACGTCCGTAAGTCTGCCGCTGGAAAAGAATCTAATAGTGCTGGTGCATGGATTACAGAAGAAGACTTTGCAGGAAGCTCTACAATCTTCAAATCTGCGGATCTTAATATCCTGTTGATGCGTGATAAATATAACGATGATGAAATCATCAAGAATACAACACACACTGTAATTAGCAAATGTCGCTGGACAGGATTCACAGGCAGTAGTGGTGATATTTATTACGACAATATGACACATACATTATGGGATAAACAAGCATGGCTTGATAAATTTAATCCAGACTTCGGGAATTAAAAATGAGAATAACTTTGGACATTGAAGCCACTGGGCTTCTAGACGAAACAACTGTGGATTATACAGCTTCGCCTTGGAAACTCAAGGAAAGCTTCAAGATCCACTGTATTACGGTAAAAGAATATGTATCAGGGAAGATACTTTGTTTCTATGATGGACAAACCTACAAGCTAGATGGAAGGGAATATGCAGAAATTGTCGAAGAAGCTGGCGAAACATACGATTATATTTTAAAAGATTACCTCCCAGTAGTTTATGAACATAGGGCATTAAATCAGTTTAAAATTTATATTGAATCTCAGGATAAATGGGAAATAATTGCACATAATGGTATCAACTATGATTTATTGGTTTTACTAGCAGCACTTGGTATTGATTATACAGTAGGTCCGGATACATTTGCAGGTAAACCAGCGAGAATTGATGATACATTAGTACTGTCAAAGGTATTGAATCCTGATCGCTATGGTGGACATAGTTTGGAAGCTTGGGGTGAGAGGCACGGAATTGCTAAAGTTGCGTTTAGAAAACATCTCCCACAAGACAAGAGATTTAAACACTTTGCTGCGGATATGCTTTACTACAATATTCAGGATGTAAAGAGCAATGAACAAACTTTTAAAAGTCTTGTTGCTGAGGCAGGGGATTGGAATTGGAAAGAATCTTATGAACTGGAAAAGGCAGTCGCTGAAATTGTCACAAGACAACAACATAGAGGTTTTTGGTTTGATAGAGATTTAGCATTAGAAAATATTCAAGACTTAGATGCACGAATGGCAGAAGCTAAAGCGAAGGTAGATCCTATTCTTCCTGCCAAAGAAGCTACAAAGAAATTTCTTGCTGAGCATACACCACCTAAAAAACAACAGAAAATGAATTTAGAACCAACAGCTCACATGCTGAAGTGGGTGGAAAAATTAAATGGTAAATTCCTAGAAGATGGGAAAGTAGAACTTTTTGACACTATTTATGAAATGCCTCTGCCTGCTGAACCCATAAAAACTAAAGATATTGCAACAATTGATGATACAACACATATTAAGGGTTGGTTAGTTAGTCTTGGATGGCAACCAAGCGAATTTCAAGAAAGAGATTTAAGTACTAATACCAAAAAAGAAAAACTTTCTGATGAGAAGTATGTTGAAGTTATTGAACGCTATGTCGAACAAACATTAACAGGACCATTTAAAGACTTACGTTGTGAAATACTAGAAGTAGCGCCAGAGAACTTAAAAAGTAATCTGCTTAATAGGAAGAGAGGTAGAGCTGTTAAAGTACCAACAAATCCTAAATTCACAAGAGGACAAGATAAAGAAGTTTGTCCTAATTTGGAAGCAATGGGAGATAAATTTCCTTTTGCAAAAGACATCATAGAATATCTGACTTACAAGCACAGAAGAAATTCTATTCTAGGGGGTAATGTTGGTTGGGATGAAGATGAAGCAGAATTTGAAAAAGGATTTTTGGCAAGCGTTAGAGAGGATGGACGTATATCTACGCCCGCAGGCACTTGTGATGCTGGTACAGGACGTTTTAGACATAGGGTGGTAGTTAATGTACCTCGTGTAACATCGTTGTATGGTGAACCTATGAGGGCTATGTTTGGTGTTGAAAAAGGTTTTTGTTTACTAGGTTATGATTTCAGCTCTCTTGAGGCTCGAATGGAATCTCATTATGTTTGGAAATATGATAGAGATAAAGAATATGCACTTACCCTATTACGAGAGAAACCTAACGATATACATACACTTCTAAGTAAATACATATCAGAGATTTTAAATCGACCATTTTCAAGAGATTATGCTAAAAATCTTGGTTATGGTATGCGATATGGTGCTCAAGTTAAGAAAGTAATGAAAATTATCGGTAGTGATGAAGTTACAGGAGATATTGTCTTTAATGCTTTCTGGGAGAAAGCTGCTCCATTGAAGTTATTAAAAGATGCTTTAGAGCGTTATTGGGAGACAGTAGGAGATAAGAAATTTATATTAGGGCTGGATGGTAGAAAAATACCAACAAGATCTAAACATGCTTTGATTAATTCACTCTTTCAATCAGCAGGTGTTATCTGTGCAAAAAGAGCCATGGTGATTCACGATAGAAAACTTAGAGAAGCAGGACTAATAGTAAATTTTTGGAAAGATGATTGGAAGAATAAAGAATTCTGTCAGCAATTAATTGCCATGCACGATGAGGCTCAGAGTGAAGTAAGCCAGAAATCAATTGAATTTAAAATATTCAATACGGAGGAAGAGGCTGAAACTTTCAATGATGGTAGGTTATGGAGTGGTGTAGGTCATAGTAAAGATGGAAAGTTCTATAGGGCTTGGTGTCTAGCTGGACAATACGCGATGGAAGCAGTGAAAGAGACAGGAGAGTATTACAAATTGAACATACCTTTAGAGGCAGAATACATGATACATAAAAATTGGACAGGTACTCACTGATGAAATAGAGGGAGGATAAGGTTAATGAATAAGAAAACAATTGGATATCTGGATGGGTTTATTAATCGTAAATTCCATGAATCGAATGGTGATCTTAAATATCCTGCTTTGGACATACGTTTAAAGGCTACACAGGATATTAAAGCTGGTGAAATAATACATGTCGCGTTATTTCAACAGACTAAGGAAGGAGTGACAGGGAATGTTGCCTATAGCGGCACGATATATCGTGAAATAAAAGAGGAAAATAACTAAATGAAAGATGTAAAAGGGTATGTTGCTCAGGCCGGAGCAAATAAATATGGATACTACGAAATTTCTGTAGGTCTTGGTAATAAGAAGTTTGAAAAAGTAAGTTTTGGTATTAAAGCTGAATCTCATACTTTGGATGGTGTTGAGATTGCAAAAGGATTGCAATTTGAAGGCGTTGTTGATGAAACAGCACATAATAAGTTTGTAAGTGGTAGAGTATACAAACAAGAAAAGTCACAAACATCTGCTAGTAAGCCCCAAGGTCAAGCTAAAGGTGGTTATAATCAAACTGGTATGGCCATGGGTGGAGCTGTTAACCGCGCTGCTCAGATGGTAAGTAGTAAGATTGTAAAAGCTAAGGATGCAGGACCAGTAGCTCTAGCACAATACATTTGGTCAGAGATGTGTATCGAAGCTGTTGATGCAGGTAAAGTACGTGAAGCCAGAGTAGCTTTAACGGACGTAGATGTAAATGACTATGATGCTATGGTTGCAGCTTACAAAGCTTTCAAGACAGCTATTAAAGCTCCTGAGAGCCAGCAAGAGGCTCCTAAGCAACAAGCTGAGGCTGCTAAGCCTACCCAAGAACAAAAGCCAGTACAGAGCAATACAGCAGCTCCTGAACTTCCGGAAGGCTTTCTTCCAGAAGCAGAACAACAAGCAGGCTTAGAAGACGACCTTCCTTTCTAAGAATGGTTGACAAAGATGTAGAGTAGGGTTATTCTTACTCTACATTACTTACATGGATAAATAATTAATGATGAATAAATCTATCGAACATTTTACACGAGAATCGTTAAAAGAAGGATTGAAGAAGTTACCAGAGAAATGGCAATTAACATTCAGACGAATGTATTCTCATGAAGATTTAGAGAAAGATATCTCTATTGTTGTCGATGAGATGCCGATAGAGAGATTAGACTGGGCACTAACTCAGGTTGAAAATAGTCTCAATAAACTAGAGATTGATATTTAGGGAGATATCATATAATGATTGATGTATTCGCAGCAGTTGGTGGTGTATTTATTTTATTTATTCTTTTCATCTTGTTAGGTATCCCTCTGGGATATACAAAAGTAGAGAAGAAAGAAGTCAAGGATAAAACAACTATCAGCGTAAGGATCGGTGAGAAAGATGGAGAATAATGTTATAACTGACTTAGAGGTTTTCTTACAGGATAATAAAGATTCTGAAGGAAGACTGGTAATAAGTTTAGGAAAAGATGTAATTCACTATTCTAAACAGAGCGATTTAGAAACTATCATGGATCGTCTCTACGGGTTGATGAAGAGTTTAAGTGAAGAGCCTCAAAATACTATCAAAAGATATGTAGATTTTAATGAACAAGGGAGTCCTGTATTCATCCCATTTAACGTACTTAAAAATTGTACTTTGAGAGTTGAAGCGATGAAATCAGAGAATTTAGTTCATTAAAATTTTTGGCAAGTTGCAGTTTTTCTTAACACTTTCAAAACTTTTTAGTTTAAAAATGGTTTCCGACTTGACCTGAAATATTGGCAAGTCGGACTTTTTTCAATTACTTTCAAAATATTTTCATTGAAAATTCGTTTCCGAACTAAATGTTTTAATAAAAACCAATGACATTCCCAAGCCTCATGTCTTCTACTGTATTCTATTTCTTTTTCTGTTATGTAAAGTCTATCTGTTAGAGTTTGCATAGTAGTTCCTTATTGACTGAATTCTGAAGCTAATATAGACTATCTTTAAATTTAATCAAGAGGTATTTTAAGAATGTTTACTGTAGAGAGAGGAATATTCAGCCCAGCTATTAAAGATTTAATTTTTGATTTTAATCAATATAATCATATACCTAGTGAAATTTCTAATACTTATGTTCGGTTTGTGTTGAATCATGGCAGATTACGGCAAAAAGTGACATATATTCCGACTGTCCTATATATTGACACACAACAGAGAATAGGTATATTCTCTGAAGATCACGTTGGAAATAAAATTTATTTAAAGGGTATTTAGAATGGAAATTAAATTAATTGTTCCGCCGCTATACAAGCAACAAATTGATCACTTTTGGGGGAGTTTAGAATATAAAAGAGGTAAGAGAATTCACAGATTAGATTTTCCTATGGGTGAAGTACCAAAGTATTTTCTAAACGATGAACAAAAAGATATTGACACAATACCAGAGAGTATTAAACTTGCATTTATTAAACAAGCAAAAGCTTTAGGGTGGATTTAAAATGTCTATTTTTGATGAAATAAATATTCCCAATCTTGATGGGATGAACATTACAGAATTAAATGCCCTATCTATAGCTTTTAAAGATCTATCAAAAATTGCTGAAATGATGGCAAAAGCAATTATATATCGTCAAGGTGGAGACATACAGCAGGCACTAAGATTAGAACGAAAGGTTGATAAACTGCATAAAGAACTTCCACAACAAATTAAATGGTGACTTATGAAGATTAAAAAAGAACACTTAGAATACATGCAAAAAGAAATCCAACAACTGATTGAAAAATCAGGTGGAGAATCTTTTGTAGTAGAAAAATACGAAAGCGGACAATTCCCTAATAATGAGAAAGTGCAAGATTTACAGCGAAGATTTTGTTTTGATTTGCTTTCTGCCTCTGGTCTCACTTCATTTGTTTGTAAAGAAATTTACAACTACGCAAATGATACTCACCTATACACTGCTTTAAAAAGTATCTGCCCCAAAGTAATTAAAAAGTACTAGGAGAGACTATGCAAGCTTGGAATGTTTTTTTAAACGGTAAGAAAATTGATACTGTATTTTATCAGCCCACTCTCGGTAGTGATTATATCAAAACGTCACTTATTGAGGAGGATGATTATCCGCCAGAAATCCAAGTTTATCGGGAAGTTAAAAAACAGGGATGACAATATATTCCATTTTTTGTTTGACTGTTTTTAGTGTGTTAATTTTTATTTTCTTTAAATACAGGGAAAATAGATTGCAAAAAATACCCAAGAGTTATAATATTCATTATATAAACAACAAGGATGAAATTTGCCACATAACAGGGTTGACAAGAGTACAAAGGGACATTATTCTGCAAGCATTGAAACAAACATGGTTAACTTCGGCTGGACAGCATACAGCGCATAATATCCATGTAGAACCTATTTTTGAGGAAAAATGAAATGATAGAATTCGAATTAATGAATGATGCTTTTGTAGAAAGTGTACAGAAATTTTGCCCTACTGCATCCCCAGAGATTATTTTGGAACAAGTAAGCGAAAATGAATATCAAGCTATGGCTTGTGGTTGGTTTTTGGCAAAAGGTTTGCCAGTCCCTGAAGATTGTTCTAAAGCAACTAATTGCAAGGTAAAAAAGGAAATTTAAAAATGTCTCAAGGGACACAGAATAAAGAAAAGATGCGTTCTTCAATGAAGAAACAAATGTCCGCTAAAATAGATGGGAAACGTCTTGACAAGCAGAAAAGAAAAAGCGAATATAACATCCGTAAGCAGCGAAAACAACGTAACGATTGGGAATAAATTATGCCTTCCGCTGAATTTAAAAGACAAGCAATACAAAATCTTACTACTTCTCTAAAAGAGTGGGGATTACGCCCCTTTGTTGCTGAGTCTGGCACCTATGGCTTCTACACAGATAGAGAAGGTCAAAGTGTAGTTTGTTTTCAAATTGATTACACTTGTTTTAAGTTTTCAGGCAATTATGTTACATCTGAACCTAGAGTTTATGGTACAGGTTGGTGTATGGGTGAAGCCTGTAATGTCAGTAAACAACAGGCATATAATATGCTACACAATGGGCCATCCTTTATAGTCTCTTGTGGGTATAGATTAAAGACTCTTGAAGAGTATTTAAAAGACTATCAAAAATCTAGTAGATTTGTTGAGGTTTAAAATGTCTAAATTCCCTATTGAACAAACTATCTGTAAAATTAATAATGACAGTGTAGGTTTCCGTTTGCATGCTAATGGTTGGTGTGCTATGTTTAATGGAATTCCTTGTGCTTTAGATGATATACCACAAAGCTATAGCCGATTAGTAAGACCAGCGATTAAAGCGGCTTGTAAAGAAAACAAACTGGAAGATATGTCAGAATGGAACTAAACGATCAACAGAAATTAAAACTATACAATATGGGTCATTATGTTTTTACTGTTCCACCTGTAATCACTGCCCAGTGGAGCGATAAAGATTGGATCACTTATATCGGTGATAATTGGACCGAATGCAAAGAACAAAATTGTGATTGTCATAAAATTTTATCTACTAAATAGTAAGAAGTAGTTGACAAGGGAAATAAGAGCTAATAGAATTTACACATACCTGAGAGCAAGCTTGAAGGTGTAAGGATAAACCGGCAAGGATGCCTTTAAATCTAAAATCAATCAACTCACAAGTGAGGTAACATAATGAGTCTGCATTACACTACTACTGACGGCACCACCAAAGGTCGCGCAAGCCATTTTCATCGTAATCTGGCGAATGCCGAAGCCACCATGGCAAAACAGAATGAACGGGCGGAATCCCTCGGAATCAAGGCTCGGTACAAGTTGGCTGAACATTCCGGCGAAGGTGTCGAAGCGAAAGACATTCGCGACTAAACAAACCAAGGGAGTGCTAAAACACTCCCTTTCTTTCCAAAGATGGAGCAATAAGCTATGAAATCCAAAGAACAGAAACAGAAAGAAGCAATCCAACGCAATACCAAGAGTATGGCAGGTCACTATCTAAATCTACTGGCAAGTGAAAAACAAGCTGAAAATGGTGTCCTTCCTGCTGATTGTACTCTCTCACTGGAAGAGTACAAAGCAGTATTGAAACAAAGACGCCGTGAATTCGCAGATAAAGACCTGATTTGCATGAAAATCGGTGTTCCGAAAAAAGACTGGAAAACTTTCCAGAAAAGTAGTGACTTCGGCAGCATCTACTGCTAAACTCTCTAAACAAACTCAAAATGACGCAAGAGGTAATACCGATGAAAGCGAATATTCAAAAGATGCACAAAGAACTGATGTCTGGTCTGGCTTCGCTGAAAGAAGCGAAAAAACAAGGGCTTGTTAAGTCTGCCTATGTTGATTTTCGGCAAGCACAAAACTTGTGGCTGCGCGGGGAAGGTAAAGTGAGTGCGCCCCGGCAAGAACGCCTGAAGCGTTTGCGGATTGTTACCCACCTGGGGAAAGGTGGCAAGCGTGAAAATTTCTACCACATTCAAGCGTTCTATGAAGACGGCAAGGTGTTGGCTACTAGTGGAGATGTCTTCGAGGCGAAGATGGAAAACGGTGTACACACTGCCCACGTACAATACATGAAAACGCCTGACGGTGTTTTGTGTGTGGATTTTAATGTCTAATACATTCACAAAGAGGAAAAGAAAATGAAAAAGTCAATCTACCTCGCAGTGCTTGGAGCAATCCAAGCGGGATATGATGACAAAGACGTTGCAGATTATGTCCTGAAAAATCACCCGTCTATTTTCCTGAAAGCCGTTGGTGCTGATACAAAACCAACTATTATCTATTTTGCCGATGGTTTTGAAATTACACCGCAGGAGAAAAAGATGATGGAAGAATTCCGGGACGATTATAAAGCCGGTGGAAACAAAGTGGAATGTATTCAAGCTGTTAGAGGAATTTTTTCCACCACCAGAATTCCTTATTTCCGCCCATCCATAAAATGGGCAAAAGAATACATTGAAAGTACTAAGGAAATCGAAGAGCAGAGGCATTAAAAGAAAGGGAACCTTTTGGTTCCCTTTTTATTTGTCTAAAATTTTTATGACAAGTTGGGATTTTTTCAAATAGTTTGAAAATATTCCTATGTGATAAATGGTTTCAAAACTTTCCAGTATCCCACCTAAAACTCTGCCGCTGAAAAAGCTGATTTAATAACCATTCTTAAATAAGAATCATTTGCAAATGATAAGTATTATCAAATGAGAAGTATTCTCAAAATAGCAGTGTTCTTTGCCCTATAGATAAAGCAAGAATAAAATTAAAAAAATGGTTTGATTTCTTTTGAAAATATGTTTTAATTACCTCAACGGCATGGGGAAAGC